GGAGCGTCGCCCCAACTCACAAATAGCTACCAGAAACGCACGCCTCAGAAGAGAAATACGCGCCTAACAACCACTAAGAGTTGACGAAACGCAGCGTTATTCCGCTCAGACCCGGTACCTGTGAGTCTGTTGCTTCTAGGGTGCTTACGCAAGAGCGTTCACACCGGCGAAGCTGTGCGTGTTCTCCCTGACATCATCTGCATCATGCCTGGAGTTGTCTTCGTTGGTACCCGCACTCAGTCGCGCTTGTGCAAATAACTTGTTTTGTATGCCTCTCAGTCTGTTGACTGCCACACTGTTTTGCACTTGCACGAAGTTTGGTGTGTCGTCTGCATTGCGCATGATAAAATCACACGCGGCCACAATGTTATTGACGCTTAACACACCAGCTTTGTCGAACCCTCTTGGTATAATTGGCCTTCCAATCCGTACGCTCTCTTCAATCATCACTCGAGCACCTTCTCCAAAGTGTCGCATTATTGAGCGCATTGATGGCCTTGCCGATTTGTACATAGGTTCAATTTTGTACTCCAGCTGTTTTTCACCATCCTGCCCAGCGTTATTCACAACTCGCCACGTCCCCAGTGCTTTGTTTTCCGGGCTAGTTGTGTTAACGATGCAGTGGTACACCCATCCTGGTAGTAACACATTCACAAAGACGTCCTCCGTTACGTCAAGACCAGCCGCCGCCTCCGTCATCCACGTTGTCAATTGCTCGAGCGTGGCGTAACGATTATCAATGAGCTCAACTCGTGGCTGGTACTTGATCATATTATTGATCATTTCAGGTTTCACCTTATCTCGGACGACCCTTGGTATGTAGATAGCTTTCGTTGTGACTTTCGGATCTGGAAAAACTAACCCTGGTGTTTGATCTTTCACGTCTTGTGCTTTTCCTCCAACTCGAACTGGGTTATTTGTGAAAGAGCCAGTGTTGCCTTTTGATCCTTGGCCTTGTCCGACCACATTCTTGCCTTTGTCCAAACCCGACATTGTGGAGCCGTCGCTCAGCTGCGTTTGTGCTGTTCCTGACCCGCTGGATCCATCTTTAGCGGCGGTCCCTGCATTAGCAGCTGGTGCAACTGTTCCTCCACCTTGGTTCGTCTGTGTGCCAGTGTTTGCTGCTGCTAACACGTCGTCGGAAGCTGCTGCACTAGATTCGTACACGCAGTATTTTTCACCGCACTCCTTGATTTCCTCACCCAAATCGGTTCGGTTACCAGTGAGATACAGATCCTCAACCTCTTTACGTGCTGGTAGCTTAAACTCTGGCCATGTGATTGAGACCTCAGCTGCAAGTTCCTCAATCATTTCAGTGAGGTCATCATATCCAAATGCTTCGACATATGCTGCTATTATTGCACTTTGGATTGCCTTTGGTTCCTTGCTCCTCTGCCATTCAAGAATTGCTACAATGCGCTCACGCTTGAGCTTGGGAATGAATTTAGCGCCTCGTTTCTTGAATGTGTGCGACATGTACTCCACTTGCTCAATCGACCTGTACGCCTCGTCGAATGAATAGTTGAGTTCGAGTTCTTTCATGTAGCCACTGTAATACTGCTGAACAAAATCACGATCTTTGGTATTTGCATTGATCAAGAGATCATCGCCATTACAAACATACAGAATTGTCATATCGTGTTTGTGTTCATCTAGCACTCGTAATCTGCAGTATTCCATTGCCATGATTAGGCACAGCGTATTATCGACAACAGTACTCGGCTGACCACTGTTGTTGCCTCTGAATTTCTGTACAATTGTGCCATCTTCTATGAGTATGCATGTGTTTATGATGTGCGTGTACAGGTTTGCAAGCATCGTTTGGGCCTCTTCTTCGTCCGCCATGAAATATTGTCTGATGTTCAGAACAGCATTCATAAGGAGTGGTGTTATCGAGCTATCAAATTGCGACCCGTCTGCATCGATAAACCACTCATGCACCATCAGGCTCTCTGCCAGAAGATTCCATCCACAGTTGAATTTGTTAATCCCAACAGTCCACGGGCCTCGGAGGTGTTTCGTATAGAAAAATTTATTGAACTCATCCACGACCGCCTTGGCTCCCATTAGAATATCAACTGGTGCTGAAGTGAAAGTGCGCGTCTTGTTTGCCACCACTTTTGCTTTCGGTCTGAGCTCAGCTTTCAGCAATCCTGACCACACGCCATGTCCATTTCCCAACAGTTTACCAGCACTGTTCACGAAGAATTCCTCGATGTCGTCTGCAGTGGCGTCCATGAAGTGTGCTGATTTCTTGCCAGTGTACAGAGCTCCCATAGCTGCATCCAAGTTGAGATCGTTGTAAATTTTACAACCATCATATATCGGCTTGCACATCCCCTTTTCGAACCCAGCTATTTCTAAGATGTACACAGTTGCCAACACAGCTTTTGCAAAGCACATTTCGTGAGCAGTGCCTACCATAATGTCCTTGTTGTACTTTAGCACATCCTTATAGTAAGCCTCATGTGTTAGCACGGAGGGTTGAAATTCCCCTAAGTGGCGAGCAACGGTTGCTTTCCACTTTGGGTGTGAATCCAGGAACCCGATGAACTCAGGTCTCCTCCCTGTCACCACATGGCGCTTTGACATTCTATTTGGTGCATAAGCAATTGCCTTGAAATTCTCACCACAATACTTTGGCATTTGGAGACTTTGCCAGTTAACCAATTCACTGATAGTCTTGGCAAAAGGGAATTTGTCGGCGCCATTGGCTTCAACTAGCCCACACAAATCCACTTGCTCTTCTGAGAATTTCCAAGGCACTAGTGGTTCGACTGACTTGTCACTCAGAAAATTCATGATTTCCTCGGTTATAGGTGTGAAGTAGTTTTCGCCTTTGCCTCCTAAGTTGTGAAATCCAACAATTTTCAAATCTGAGACTGCTACAATGGTGCTACCACAGTCCCCTGGAGCTGTTGTGACGCGGTGTTTCCAAAGTCCATCGTGTCGGTCGCCATATGGTGTAATTGGTGTCTCCGCTGATTGCTTCCCTACCCATCCTGTTTTGTCAAAATGCATAGTCACTAAAATTGCACGTTCTCCTTCCACTGGTATCCGGAAGCACTTGAGCTTTCGCCTTGCTTGAAACGTTGGTGGTAAGGTGAGTGCAACCAAGTCTAGCATTGTGAATTTCGTGACATGCTTGTCTGTGAGCTTACCAAGATTATATGTGCCAAATTGTGTTAACATTCGTGCTTCCTTTTCTTCTCTATCACGCATGCCACGCGTAAAGTGGAATGGAGCCAGCAGAATGTTTCCAACAATTAGCCCATTAAGCTGTTGATTATCTTCCACGAGAATCACTTGGTTTTGGTGGATGTGGTTCAAGGACCTTGCTCCTTCGTATAGCGACTTATTCTCATATGACACTTCCCTCTCTACTGATGGCTTTGACTGTCGCCACTCTCCTCTGTGTGCAGCATAGCCTACTGGGAGGCTGCGCTTGTTGACTTGGTTTGGTTTGTGTGGCGCCATTGGAACTTCGCGGACCCTATCGCCTTTGCGGAAGTACGCCATGATCTGCTTGGGCTGCTTGTCATCCCAGAAGTCCTCATCATTCCATCTATTGTCAACCATCTCAGAAAATGCTTTCTGTAAATCCATTGACTGTGCATCTTGGTGCACCGAAAAGTTTGCAGTAATATCCTTGAATTCCACCGTGTCGTACGTCTTAGGATCAAAGCCATAGAAGTGCCAGAACACATGGTCTCTCTGCTTCTCGCTCTGAGGAACTTCCCTTCCAAATTGCATTGTGTGTTCTTGCGTTTTCTTCCTAATGCGATCTGTCCAATCAGGCGAATTGTTTGTATACTCCTGCACCCCATCATACAATGTGTCACCACCATCATAGTATGTGTACTCACTACCTCGGTCCACCTTTCTGTCGCGTGCAGCCTGCCTCTTTGCTTGCTGATTTCGTGCCGCTTTACCTTCATATTTCACCCGATGCTTCATGCGTCTGTAGTACATCATAACCAAAGCTGTCCCGGCCAGTGTACAAGCAGTTCCCAAAGCTAAGTATGGCATCCATCCATAGTTTCTCTTTTGAAGTATGTAGTCGTCCACAAATTGCGATGGACCAGCTTGGTATGAAACATGGGATGCTATGCTTGGATTTTCATCAAGCAATTCAACAAGTTTTGTGTAGTCATATGTGACAACAGCTTTTTCAAGAGCTGTCTTCTGGTGTTGAAGCACTGCTACATTCTGTCTGATCCGATCCATTGCTTGAGTGAGTCGTCCTGCTACATTGAAATTTGGCAAAAACACATTGCAGTAGGCAGATTGTTGCTGTTGATACGATTGCGTCAGATTTTCCAATTTAGTCTTTTCATTCACAAGGGCTTGCTCAACAACGTACAAAATTGAGCCCACTTCATTTGGATTTGCTGACATCTTCATAGCTACCTCTCGGTGGTTGACTGCTGGAACACGCAACTTAATAGAATTTGGAACCTGTGATGTCATGTATGCTTCACCAATACGCACTGCAAACTCAACACTTACATCGTTATGGTGAAATGGGAGAATTAACCCATGGTGTTCATCTGTGCGTATGTATCCAAGTGATGAGTACTGGCCTATTGTCCGGAAACGATGCGTTTCCACCAAGGATTCGTAGTAGGGTGCTAGATGTGTGTTTCCTGGTGTGAGTAACAACGGCTTGAACAATTCATACAAGCGAGTGGCTATGGTACCGTCTCTGTTAACCATCCACACCATGTACGATAGTTGCATCTCAAATCTAGCTGCTGTACGCACCTGCTCCGCTGTGATCTTTCCGAACGTATGCTGGTCAACGCCTTGGAGCACTGGTGCAACCCCTAAACCAAAGGCTAAAAGTGCTGCTTCAGTTGCTGTGACCTCATCTAATGCGAATGAGGCATCTATGTCATTTCCAATCTTCCTCGCATATCCCATCTTCATTCGTCCAACACGTCCCAATCGCTGAATTCGATCTGACTTGTTGATGAGTTGTCGCTTAACTGTGATCATTCGATTGTCACTGTCGATGCTTGGAACGATCTTGAACCCAAAATCTACGACAACGTCCGCATGAATATTAACTCCGTTCTGGAGGATGTTTGTTGCTAAGATATATTTCTTCTCAGAGCGCATAGCTTCAATGTCATCCATCAGACTCACTTTGTTGCGTAAGTGCCGGCTATCAGCTTTCAGAACTCCAAGCTTTGGATTCTTACATAAAATATCTGCTGATTCATCAATCTCTCGAAAGGACGTTAAGAAAACTATTATTACATCTCCGAGTGTTGATGCATCATGTGCCGTCCCACGCCCTTGTTCCTGCATGAAGGACCTATGATCCATGACTGGCCATGTCTTCACATCAAGCCCTTGCTGCGTTTGCATGTCACCATTCACGGTGTTATTTGTGGCTGTCAGCTTCACGAGTTTCCCATTCCACGCAGTGCTCTTCAACCAGTTGTATAAGACTAACATTTCAGCTGATGTTTGGTGGACTTCATCAAACAGGATATACTCGTACTCCGCCAGATTGTGGGAATTGTTGTATAAGTAATGCAATGCATACCCATACGTTGTCACAGTGATATTTGAAGCTGTCATGACACGATGGTTCCGCATCATTGCACTTATGCTGATGTTCTTAGTGGCGAGCATGGAATCTTGCAAGTTGGTTACTAACACTCGGGTTGGTTCGCATATCATGACTCGCCCATTGCGTGCTAAAGTTGCTGGGAACGCCGTCGATTTGCCACACCCAACGTGTCCAATTATAAGAAACTCAGTTGACTTGCTTGCTTGGACTTGAGTTGCTATATCTCCAATCGTTTCCTTCGTCATTGTTAGCTGCACGTGATTGCCATCAAGTGGTGCATATCCTTGCTGCCCTGAGACAATGCGAGTTTCGAACCACTTCTCAAACGTTAAGATTGCTGGAGGCACCGCAACATGTGTAGCTTCATGGTCATACAGCTGAATTTCGTGGAATGTTGGTATGTCTCCCAGCTGGTTTTTGAGGCTGTCAAAGATTCCACTCTGATATTCACAGTTGACCTTGAGGATGTCAAAAATTGTCCTGAATTTAACTAGATTAGAATACAGAGCTGAACTAAATTCAACTGAGAACAATGATGAGATTATGTACAAAACTGCCATTGTCCTAGTAATCCACGCCTCTTCTTTCTTGCTCTGGTACTCAACTAGCTCCTTGCTCTCTTGTTCCTTTTCCCAACGCAGCATTTTGAGAATTTTCCTTAGTAAGTAGGCTCCAAAAACGGTGGAAAGGCCTATGAGTATAACTTGCAAGACGTTGGCTGCCATTGTGCAGAAGGCCCATTTGTAAGCTTCGCCGAAGAGGTGAGTAACCTTCCTCCAGGTCCTCAAGGAACTCTCTTTGCAACCTTCTGGCACTTTCGGTCCTCGGAGATAACGTGTCAACCAATTGTTCTTTAAACTTTCGCACATTTCTCCAACCTTTCTTCCTGGACCAGAATAGGTAAGTCGTAACACGGTGCCATGAAAGTTTAAGTAGCCAATGGAGTTGAAGAACTCGTTGTACGCACACTCGCCGTGTGAAATGTCTTGCTCGACGAGCATTTTTTCCTTGCCTCCAACTCTATCCATTTCTATTAGGCACTGCTCTTCAAGCACTGACCGTTGGAGAGAGTCAATGTAAGCTTTGATTTCCTCCCTCATATGCGTTGATGGTATGATGGCCTCCACGGATGCTCGATGCTGAATCATGAGTTCCATGTACTGGCGAACTCGCTGCTTTGATTCCAAGTGCGGCCCTAACTTCATGGCCATTTGCCTTAAGTTCAACAATGCCGCTGATTTGTCAAATGAATTCTCCACGTCAGCAAGTATGAGTTGATGAACTTCGATTAAGCCACCCAGTGCGAATAAAGTTGACGGATTAACGAACATGTCGACTAACCACTCAGCATCCTTATTCAGTTTCCGCACAAATTCCTTCCGGCTTTTAACGCAGGCTTGAATACTCAACACAGTTTCCTGGAATCCTCCAATCTTGTAATCTTTCATGGCTCCATCAGCCATTGTGTCGAGTGAGATCAACTCAAGCACTGTGTTAACTCTAATCGTGTGCATGCCCGATTGCTTAATTCCATATGGTGTTGGCACATGCATGGTCTTATTAATGTGGTCAACTAAAATTACCGGAACCAATGCATCGTAGCACCCATAAAATGTTGCCATCCAGTTCAGTTGCCGCAGAACTTCAGAGAATTTTGGCCACGGTCCCAAATCATTGCAAACCTGGTTGACGAACCTGTCAACAGTTGATCTGTTACTATTTCCACAGAATATCATAGCACACGCAAATATGTACATATAACAATACCCATTTTCTGGTACATATTGGTGCCTTCCATTCCGATCACCTATACTCAACAGGTGATTCACCACACCAAAGGGAAGTTGTCCAGGAGTTGCTCGTATGATGGGATTGTACAATGGTGTGTTACCTTCCCAATGACATACGACTTTGGTCTCTCCGTTGATCTCCATGGAACATTCGTGCAAAGGTTGTGCGCGATGAACAGCCCTTGCCTGGGCATTCCAATACGTGCTTTCAAAATGTGGATACAGACTCTCAATGCTAGTCTGTATTATTTCTTCAGCGTCCACGTATCTAAAGCTTGTGACAATGTTCCCATTCTCCTTTAGTCTGTGTGTGACTGGCTTCATAAACCTTGGAAACAATTCTGGCATGGATGTGTTTGGAAAGAAATCAAAGTTTCCATAACTGTCTGTGAACATACCCATGTAAACAATTCTATTTGGAATGTGAATTGTTTGCTTTATTGTTCGCCAAACATCAACCAGTTGCAATCCTTCATTCGGCCTCAATTGCCTTTCATCTGGTTGCTCTTTTCCAACCATGTAATCTGCGAACGTTCGAAACAATGTCAACTTGTTTTTCGGGTTTTTGTTCATATAATCTGTCACTTGTGGATACAAAAGCTCCTGGTGCTCATCGTGTGACCTATTTCGCCATTCCAGCCTACATAGTGAGCATCTTAAATCATGCATATCAAACATTGTCTTCAAGACCTGGCGCATTTTGTCGGGAGTGCCTTCCACGGTGTCCTTCAATGCCTCGTTGCAGTGATCATGATTCCTTGGAATGTGTGCATTCACCCATTTGTCTGAGTACCAGCGAAGCCCGTGTGTGCATGTTGGTCGCAATGCATTCTGCAATCTGCCATGAGCACACCGCCCCATTACTACGAACAATCCATCGACGCATTCTTGTTCGTATCCCTGCGGGACGTCCATCTTGCTCAGGACAATGCCACTCCAACCATGAGTGACTTCATGGTCATAGACGTTCCGTGTCCACTGAGTAATCTCACTGTATGTCGTCAGAAAATTGCGACAATTTTCTGGAACGTCCTTGAGTGGGTCCCATTCACGCTTCGGGTAACCTAGTGTGTGCTTCAGTGGGATTTTGACGAAGCGCTTCTGCCCACGTGCTCCTACTATCTCAAAAGTTTTACCTTGCGATTTCATTATGCGAGCCACTTGGTCAATTAGCGCTGCGATGTTGCCTGATGTCATGCGCAATTGTTTTTCCTTATATTCATGTATCGGGTTCTTCCTATGCGCATGTTTGATGACCGTGTATTCTTCTTCAAAGTCATCCTTGGTGACTTCAATAGTCACCGTCTTCTCCCGAGTTTCATCCTGATTCGTTTTCTCATTATGGAAATGCACAACTCGCGGTTTTTGAAAGCAATAGTCAGCTAAACAACTGCTTGTTTCGCTCATCCACTGCAGTGTTGCCGTTTCCATGGCTGGAGTTGCATACGCAGGCATGATCGGGAACGCGTCCACCACCTTGGTGAATCGTTCATTCTTGATGTATGCACAATTCTTTTCTACCAGTTTTTCGCAAGCGAAATGATCTTCAATGAAGTACCGGTAGTGTGCACAGCTTGATCTGCACATGCCACACACAAAGACATCGGCTGCGAGGTCGTAGCCTAGTCCAAGTGACATAGCCTTGTACAGATTCTTGCTTGTTTGTGTTCTAACTCCATCCTTGGACCAGAAAATGCTACCTGATCCGTGGTGGTTGACCACAATGTCAACCTCCTCTTCGGTGCTGAGGAATAGCAGCGTGCGCGCTTCGCACCGGACGTACGGGTCATTAGCGATGACCCCCTGCTTGCCGAATCCGTCGAGAACACACTTCGAGTGCTCCATTGCTTATCTCTATGCGAGAGCTCACAATGAACGAGGTGTGCGCGATCAGACGACTGAGAGCGAGTGAGAGCTTGAAGAGAGCTTGTGTTCGCTTTGTTCGTTGTCAGATTGCTTTGGGTTGAGTTAATTT